GATTGGTGGGCCAAATTCAATCAAATCAAAATCTTTAAAACTAAACTAAAATAATCTAATTCTAACTTACATAAACTAAAGCTAATAAAATCAAAATCAAACTAAATCAATTCAATCAAAAACATAGCGTAGCATGCGATGCAGGGCCACTTCATAGTCCTGCATGCACACTCGCCATTGATTCAAAATAGGATTAAACCTATTTTTATAATCATCATAAATTTCTTTCCCATGCAACACCAATTCATTCTCAAAACTAACAAGTTGTTCTGGAAAGGTTTCCAAATTCTTCATCCACATAATATGTTGTTCCATGGTATCCAGGCTCAAGGCCCCCACCTTGTAGGTGGAGCCAGGAAAAAATTTTGTTGTCCTCTTTAAAAATTCAATCTCATCCATTTTCAAAAGTTTAGGGGGACCAGATTTATCTGATGAGGTCACTTCCATTCCAAAATTTTGGGCTGCACTCTGAACCAAGTATTCAGCATCCAAAGGGGATGAAACAGAAAAAATTACATCATCTCCATAAACAATGGGTAACACCTCAATATCCAAGCTCTGCTCATAGGCCAAATATGTACAAACTAGCAGATTGCATATGGAATTTAGCACAGTTGTACATGGGGCCCCTGAGGGCATTCCACCATTCACATGCCAGATTTCATCCATCACAAGGTGTTGAGAGTTTATAACAGGTTCATGAAGAATCATTACAGCCTCTGGTTGTTCATGACAGTAGGCAAGTATTTCCACTCCATATCTCATCAGTTGTTCAGAAAGGCTGCCATCATAAGATGAGTAATCCAGGCCATAGTTATATGGCTGCAAAACATTGATCATTGGATCCCAATCTGTCCAGGGATTCATTCCCACTGCCAGGCCCAACTCCTGAGCCGGAGTTTGATAGATTGCCTCATAGAGTGAGGACATTACAACTCTGTAGGCAATCACATAGTCAATTGAACAGGCTTCAATGCAGCGGGTCTTTCCTTGCGCAATCTTTTCTTTTTTGCGCAACTCATCTTTCAAATGTGCAGCAAAAAATGTATGGGGCTTTTTACCAGAGTAAACGGCCCCAAGTATATCTTTAACATCACCTTCCAATTGAGGATGCATCCAAAATGGCTCAGTGGACAAAAGATCTCTCTTCTTCATACCCTTTTCAACATACTTTTGTCCTGGGGATGTGGAAAGATCAAGAGATGAAAGGGAGGAGAAACCCTGAACTGCTTTCTGAAAAGAGACATGTTTATGAATTCCAAGTTTGGTTCTAAACTTTGATTTTAACTCATCCACCACTCTCTCCCAAATCTCAAAATCAGGATTAAAAATATTAACTCTATACTTAGCTGCCGCTGTTTTCACAACGCTGGGCATGATGACTTCAAGCCTGGTGTCATGAGGACTAAGCACAGCTGGTTCCATTTTCACGGGGACTACACCATTCAAGGGACTGGGATTCAAAGCTGTCTTAGATGGCAAATAAATGGGCTTTTGTAACTTTTCTTTGGCCACAACAACACCTTGATCCATAAAGCCAGCTGCACCATTGGATATAAAGTGAACTGCTGCAGCTCGTGCAACTTGCCCATTGCCTGCAATGTGCATTCCCAGAACCTTGAATGTGCCATGCACTCTAGTGACCAAAAGGCCCCCACACATTCCTTTTTTTGATGCCACTTTATATGAATAGGTCTTATGAGTAATTGTTCCTTCCATTGTCTCCACCGGACCAGCCGGAGCCACACATTGAACAGGCATGGCCAACCTGCCCTTTTCTGAATTCCAAATTAAAAGAGTTTCCTTGCCAACCTCAGTTGTATAATATTTTGTATAATTTTTAAATGTTATTGGAAGTTTATCTATCTTCACAAGTATCAAATCCATAGGCTGTCCATTCACGGTAACTTGAGAAATTTTTCCCCCTTCTATGGGAAAAATGGCCCCTTTAAAATGTAACCGCAGGTCCTCATAGCGGTTAAAATAAAACTGAGAATGTCCATAAACCAAAATGGTGTCTTCACTCAAGGCAGCACAATGTATTATATCTTGGGTTTCTGGAGAAGAAATGTAGGCCGTTTGTGCAAAGCAATGTTCAAGATCTTGCATATAGGGTGCTTCATTAACAAAGTTTGTGGTTTTCACTAATGAGAGCTTAGGCTTACCCCCCTTCTTAGAAATTGCAGTTTGAGGGTTGTAAGCCCGCTCCTGTCTCTCTTCCTCTTTCTTCTCCTTTTTATAGTGTAAATAGACAAGAGTAAGAATCGAGAGAAATGATGAGAGCACAGAAAAAAGTGTAAACCAGCCTTTATTTCTCATTACAAATTCTTTCCATCTATTCATATGATTTTTAACCCATGATTTAACTTTATCACTGGCAGTATATTTAATGGTGGGTCGATAGGATTCAGCAAAGCATGCAAAAGGACTCTGTGACGGTGCCATCATATCTTCTATAGCTTCAATCAACTCATCAGCTGTTTTATGATAGTTGTCTTTAAGACTATCAGCAAGTTGACCAAAGCGACGTTCCAAAGCACAGAGTGTTTCCTCTAAGGGTTCAAAAATCCTGCCGGTGGATGATCCAGGGCTCATTTCGTTCCTGATGGTATTCAACTTCCTTTTCCAAACCATAAGGGCATCTGACCTCTGTGTGTAAACTGCCGTGATTTGTTTCACAAGTTCATCCATGGAGAGGGTCTTCCAAGCCCTACCACCATCTGTGGAATATTCCCAGCAAGAACCATCTGCCATGGCCGCCATTGAACGGGCCACATCTAGTTTGTTGTTGCGCGAATAGCTGGCTACAGCTCTAATGCGCAAGTGGAACGGAAATCTCCTTTCAAGGGCTGCTGGATCTGTCAAAACCATTGAGGTAAAATCAAATTTATTGGTGGTGGCAATCACAATTTTGCTTGTATAAAAAGTGCCCTTCTCTGTCAAATCTGCCATTGGAACAGTAAAAGGCACAGAAGAAATACACTGACACAACAAGGCCAAATCTTTTTCCTCTCTATTTTGCCCTGCATCATCTATGATATGAATGTCCTGCCCAATATAGCCATCCATAAATTCTGAACCTGTGGGGTTGGTATAAATTCCTTCTAAATTGCAGGACTTCAGAAGACAGGTACTCAACATATGTGTAAAGAATGATTTACCCTGTCCTGGCTCACTAGAAACCCAAATGCCAATGGGTTCCAGTCTAGTCAAGTCAGTATTCGCAGGCACTCTAACATTGACCCTCATCATTTCAGAATAGATTCTAAACACTTGAGAGGAAAACTTAGTGGAGGGGGCAACCTTCATGCAAAGGGACACAATTGGCTTTAGTTGTTTCAAAACCTCAAAGTATTCACTAATGGTTGATGCTCTCCGCTGTTCTTTTGGATCCTTCATTTTTATGATGATGTTGGAAGCATGGTCCAAAACATCGGCAATGTACTCTTGATTGCGATCTATCCAATCAACAGCCTTCTGTTCAATACTAGGAGCAAAAATACTTTTCAGAACATTGTACACCTTTTTGAACATAGTCAGCCACCATTCAACATGCCGAAAGGACATAGAAACATCATTAAATTCTCTCCAGCCTTCTTGTCTCATCTGTTCCATTGGCACAAAATTAACCATGTCAGAGGCAAAGTTGAAGGTTGCTGCCATGTCCTCAGCTTGTTCATCCTTGGATTGGGCAAATTGCATATTCTCAGCAATTTTCCAGACAAGACTCTTCACATCACCATCAACCAATGCCTGAAAGAGTGCTTTGGTGTTAGCAGACAAGATTTCACAAGTTGTAATGTCCAAAACAAGAAGAGTTCCCAGACACATGGTTGTCAGCATATTTGGTGCATGGCAATAAAGAACGATGTAGCACAAAAGCCGCACCAAAATCTTAATAATAAACTTAACAAGATCATTATTAAAAGTTTCACACATTGTATTGGAAAAAAAAGTCATGCATCTTTGACTTAGGAGTGTGAGGCCAGAAGCATCACCTTCAATGGATTGGTTATAAACAGTTTGAAGTGAGGAATAATCCCAGGGTACAGCAAGCAATGAAAGAAGAGAGGCTGACAACAAGATGACCCCAATAATCCCCAAGGCTTTGGACTGAGTTATTTCCTTTCTCCCTGGGAAAAGATCTCTGGCAATGGTCTCACAATTGGAGGTGGCGGAAAAGATGTGTTTGGAGCCAACCATTGAATTGATGTACTTTTCAGTAAAGTAGTCCAATGGTGCTGTCATAGCATGAACCCATTTGCCATCATCTTCTTCCTTAATGAAGTCAGACTTGCCTGTAATTGCGGTTGACAGAATGTCTTGTGAATTCAAGTGGTAGATATGACCACCAAATCTAACTCCATAATGCTTATAGAAGCCTCTGTTTTTATAGACCAACTCAATGTCAGGGCCTGGGTTGGTTTCCACGTCACCACATTGGTTCAAAAATTTCCCCCCGGCAAAATCCATTTCATCACTGTGCATTATATTAAAGTAAGCCTTGGCCGCCTCCCGCAATTGTTTCAAAGGATCTTCTGGATTAAACTTGAGGCGGAGCGGTGCATCTGGTGTTCTAGCTTCCAAGACAGCTTCAAGTTCTTCCGCATTTGCTTCATCCACTCGTTCCAATATGCTTCGAGACGTGGCTTCCCTGGGCGCAGGTAGTGGGAAGAAAAAATTAGGACAGCGGAAGCTCACAAAGATTTGTACCCGATTAGAGATTGTTCTGCCCACAGCCTGTGTGAAGAGAGAACCAAGTCCGGCTGAATTCCTGTCTGAACCTTTAACACATCTTAATGGAACCTCAGAATAATAGGGTACACAAAGTGTCATTTGCTCGTTTGGTGGTATAATCATTGTTCCATTTGATTCCAAAGTAGCTGTCCGGGCAATTCCAGAATCAGTGCCAAACCATGTGTGAGCAACTTTCAAAAAGGCATTTGTGGTTGACACATTCAAAATGTGAATATTTAACTCTCCAGTCCAGAAGCAGAAAAATCTAGACAATGCACCATGAGTAGAAGTTGGAAAGTGCAAATCAAATTTTTGTATGGCAGCTGTTTCTGTGTTAAAAACCCCCACTGCCCAAGCTCTTCCAAAAATATGATCAACTTTGGTATGGGATGCTGCATAGATGTTGACTTTATGCTTCTTAAAATTCAGGAACATGGGTTGACTCATATTCAATTGTTCTGAAAGACTGCCATCATTTTCTGTTGCCCTAAGACCAACTTCAGTCGCAGCTTCTTCCCCTTGTGCAGCCTCCACATTTTGGGTTTGTATTTCCTCATTGTCTTGTATCTCGTCTGGATTGTCGAGAGAGTCCACCAAGTCCATTTCTGAACCCCATGAGTGCAGACCTTGCCAAACTAGATTAGATGTGGTAGGCACCATGAACATTGCATCATCCCCCATCTTAATCTGAAGAATGCAGTTGACTGCATTTGGGGAAGAACTGTTGTATGTAAGACGGTTCAACACATCAATCCTCAGATGTCCCAAGGAGTTTCCTCTTGTTGGTCTCATCCAGTTGCCCCAAGTGTAGGGGATGGTCATCTCAAAGGTATTATTCAAGCCTATATCACACACAACAAAGATTGCGTTCTGAGCTTCATCCTGTGTGTAGGCGCCTTCTCTGTTTGGGAAAAATGCCATCCTCAAGCGTCCTTTGTTGAAAGTTGACGCATAAACTGTCAGTTTAATAACAAAGGAGCCCCTCCAATAGTTGTAACAGGAGGAGAATAATCTCAGATTGGGCATGTTTTCCAAATAAATGTGGTCATCAAAAACCCAATTAACAGGTGAGATTGTATGTGACCAGGTGAAATAGCCCCTTCGACCATCTGGTTCAGTACTCTCTCCTAAGAACACACTTGGCATTCTGGCGATCTCCATGAGGTCCTTGCACCTCACTGCAGCACCAGCTGTTCTTGGGTCATAGAATGCTCTTTCACCAACCAAGGCAATAGTTTGACCACCAGTTGTGGAGAGAACATTAGCGATGTTCATTGCTCCTGGACCTTCAGCTATGTCAATTTTATTCCTGACCCATTTGAACTTTGATGTCTTGGTCTTTCGAACAGTTCTTTTCCCTTGTGTGTAAATTACTGTGTCTGCACCAGGAGGACGAGGACACTGAAAATCCAAGTCGAGTAATGAACCAAAAATGGTCACATCCACTGTTGTAGGTGAACCTGATGGAACTGTGAGAGCTGACCAAACCCAAATGTAAATGCCTCCTAAATCATCTGAATCAGTTCTTGCATAGTTATGATTAAAAACATAGGGTATATAGAGATCAGCCTGGGATGTCGTTGCCGCATTCATCAAAACATGTGGCAGGTTGGTGTAAGAACCAAAAGTATAGGTGTTCATATGATCATGGGCCGTCTTTGGCATGTACGCGGCAATCAAGCAACCAGCAGAACCGATGTTAACATTCAACTGTACTTGAATATGAAAGCCACAGCGCACTGCTGCAAAATAACGAGACTGCCCCCATGCTGGAAAATCTTGATTGGGCCAAAATGCCTGCGGTAGAGTAATTGATGCGACCAATGCCTGTCTGTGCTGATTAGTTGTCCAAGTGCCATGTGCCAAGTGAACCATTTTTGTGGGGTTGGTTGGGGCTGTTGTTGAACGGTAGCTCATGGACAAGAAATCATCTGTGTTTTTAAAATCTGGCTTGACAGGCATAGTTGGGGCCACAGAAGCTTGTACCAAATTACCAGCATTGGTTGTAGTAGAGGCAGCAACACGGTCAGAATCCATTTCCTTTTCTTCAACAGAGGGGTTTTGTAGAAGAGATCCAACGGTTGAGGAGACTGTGGAGAGCAGGTTGCCAACGGGATTCATTTTGGATGCAGCCATTATACAATATTGGGGTTATAAGGGAAACCCCACATCCCTGTGGGGGGCGGGCCTAGACGTTTTTTAACCCAAGGTCCGAAGACTTCTACCCATGTGTTACATGGTGGGCCCCTGATCAGATCCATAGTCGCTTAAGGTTACCTATGGGTACCTTCAGGGCATCCTTCAGCCCGTCATACCTAAACCTCCTAACAGCTTTCAAATGATCAATCAATGTTTGTTACTAAGCCATTACTAAGCGTGTGCATCACTGGGGTTGTGTACCTGAGTGGTCAAATGACATGCCTTTTGGGCCCAGAGGCTAGTGTTACCACTAGGGGTAATCCGCTGGCACTCAAGTAGCCGCTACGCCTACACACGATTTTCACAAGCTTTTCACAAGCAAAGACACACATCATCTTCTACCGTGGAGCGGGTGTGGAATGCACTGTCCAGAGGTGAAAGCCACCTGTGCAGATTCCTGTGAAGAGTGGGACCGCCCGGGTACAGCCCCTACTGAAGTGTAGAGCACTCCAGAGACAGAAACAAGTTCAGTGCAGGACACATACAAGATAAGACTAGACTTATTCCAAGCGGCTTCGTCCAGTCTAGTATGGGATAATACTATCTTAGATGTTAAAAGTTTATTGATGGTTATTGTATGAACCTGGGAACCAACCAGGTGTGGGCAATGAGCCACACCCCCACTCATCGAGCGAGAAGTGTACCCACCCCACC